CAAATCAGTTTATTGCAGGTATGTCTATTGAATCTACTGCTCTTGGTGGAAATTATAGTCAAAAGCTAAACTTTGTAACTCATTACTATGGTGTAAGTGTCGGTGTGAGAATGACTATTGATGAATCTGGTAAAGTAGGTATTGGCACTACTAACCCTGCATATCAATTAGATGTAAATGGTACCTCTGGCTTTAGAAATGAAATGTATGTTATTGGTTATTCAACATATTGGTATAACGGAACAACATATTTCCAAGCAACTAATTCATCAAATGTTGGTATATTAAAAATGACCAATAATGTTAGTGCCATTTCCTTACAACCAGATGGCGGTAACGTAGGTATTGGCACTACTAGTCCAGGACAAAAACTCCAAGTTAATGGAAATATAGCCCTAGGATCTACTGCAAATGGATATCTAGAAGCAGGATCTAAATATATTGGTACTTCATATAGTTCACCAGGCACAGATGGATATAATGGTCTTCAAATTGAAAGCGTAAACGCACCGGCTCCATATAATGGAAATTATAGCCAAAATATACATTTTTATACTCACCATTATGGTACCGGTACAGGTGGTACACCTAGAATGACTATTCAATATGATGGCAACGTTGGTATTGGCACTACTAACCCTGGATCTAAACTTTATATCGAAGGTGGATCTGCTAATTGGAATACAACCAATCCAGGAACTACAGTAGGAACCATACATTTAGACCCAGGAACTACTTCAGATAATTATGGTAATGCTATAACATTTGGTGCAAGTGACGCAGGCGGTGGAGCAAATGCACACGCAGGTATTTATATAAGATCTGATGGTGCATATGGTACTAAAATGTATTTTGGTACAACTGATAGTTATTCTGTTGGTTCATATATGAGAATGATCATTGATGAATCAGGTAATGTAGGTATTGGCATAACTAATCCAAGTGAAAAATTAGCAGTAAATGGTAATATTGAAACTGTAGAACCATATGGTAAGATAGGATTCAATGTTGGAGATGCATACGGAGATTATCCACATTATGGTTTAGGAAAATCAAGCGGATCTAATCCTGTAAATTTAGCAGGATATTATGGATTGACATTTGGCACGCAAGGTAGCGAACGAATGCGCATTGTTGACGGAGGTAACGTAGGTATTGGCACTACCAATCCTGGTGCTAAACTTGATATTGTTGGAACCAATTCAACATTAGCTTTATCATTTGGTAATACTGTTCCAAATAATCCTTTATTCATAAACACATATGGTGGATGGAGTGGAATAGGAATGGACCAAACAACAGCTGGTCTCAGACTTGTAGGAGATTATTCCAGCGGAACAAATCCATTAGTAGACATCGGATATTATTCTTCAGCAACCGTTGGGCATGCTAACTGGGTTAATAGATTTAGGGTACTTAATAATGGCAACGTAGGTATTGGCACTACTAGTCCAAGCCATGTATTAGATATATCATCAGCAACAGCCCGAATATTTAGTTCAGATTCTTCTTATACTGCGTGGTTTATTGCAAACACAGGTACTGGAGCTGCAGGTACATACTATGATGCAATCAATGGTGACTTCTCCGGAGGAGATTATGCATTTATAGGACAAAGTAATAGTGGCTACATGGAATATAGCATAGGCACATCATCTCCTAATCCATATCACTACTTTGCAAATAATGTAGGTATTGGCACTACTAATCCTGGTGCACGATTGACTGTTCAAACAACTACGTCTACTTCAGCAGATTCATTGCGAATCACTGATGGCACAGGTGTTATAAACATCGGACATTGGGATGCTGTAACAAACAGATTTGAACTTTCAGGTAAACCAACATATTTTGTTCAATATGGATCAGGCAATTACATGTCATTCGGTACTAATGGTTCTGAAAGAATGCGTATTACTGATGGCGGTGAAGTAGGTATTGGTACTACTACAATGTATGGAAAATTGTCTGTTTCATCAGGAAACTTTGATGGTGTTAGAATTGATACTAATTCTGCATACAATGCAATTAGTATTGGTGGTACCGGTGCATTTTCTATAGACGCACCTGGTATAGGTGGAGGTAGATTTATAGTAACTAATGGTGGTAACGTAGGTGTTGGTATTAATAGCCCATCGTATAAATTTCATGTATATGATACTGCTGCTAGTAATGCTAGAATATTAGTTCAAGGTACATCTAATTATGCATTATTTCAAGCCCAAAATTCAGGAGGTGTATTTTATATAGGAATAGACAACTCATCAGGTGGCGGTTTTGGCTATGGTAATTATTCTAGAGTATTATATAGTGAAGGTGCATATCCATTAGTAATCACTACTAATAGTGCTGCTAGAATGACAATTTCTTCAGCAGGTGCACTTAGATTACATGCATATGGCTCCGGTACAAACACAGGCACAGTTGCTTACAATCTCGCAGTTGATTCAAGCGGAAACGTAATTGAAACTGCCGGAGGTGTAGTAGATGGTTCGGGTACAGCAAATTACATTCCAAAATGGCAAGATGCAAATACACTTACAAATAGTGTAATTTACGAAACTAGTAGCAATATTGGTATTGGCACAACAAACCCAGGAGCTAAACTAGAAGTAGTTGGAACGTTCCGTGCCACAACCAAATCCTTCCTCATCGATCACCCAACCAAAGAAGGAAAAAAATTACAATATGGTGTACTTGAAGGCCCTGAACATTCAGTATATGTTCGTGGTAAATTAACGAATACCAGCCGTATAGAACTCCCAGACTACTGGCACGCACTAGTTGATGAAAATTCAATTACAGTGAATTTAACCGCAATTGGAAGAAAACAAGAATTGTGGGTAGAAGAGATAACAGATACTTATATTACGGTAGGTTCTGAAGCAGGAATTATAAACTGTTTCTATACAGTGTTTGCAGAACGTAAAGATGTAGAAAAATTAGTTACTGAATTTGACAAGGAATAAGTTATGGCACTAAACTATGGTCCAATTTATACATCTGTTTCTGATATTGTAGGTCCATCTGGGTTCTATAATATCAAATACAATAATTCCTATATAACTGCTTATATTGATCAAGAATATTTAGGTGGAGGATGGGTTTGTGTTATGGCAAACCGTAAAGATACAGGTGGGATCACTAATCTTTCATATAATAATGCTGTAAGTACATGTAATTACCGTGCAGGAACTAACCCTGGAACAAATACAATAGTTGCTGGAACTTCAGGATTATCTGGTTTAGCAAATTATAATATTTTTGTAGGAACATCATATTGGCAATTTTTAGGAGGTAGAGCAAATGCAGGAAAAGTTGAGGTAGTACAATTTGTATCAAATACTAACGGAACTGCATTAGGAAATACCGGTGCTCATACAAAAAGATACCGTTGGAGATTTGATGGATTTACTAGTACTTTTGCTTTTTCTAATCCTGTTGCTGTTAGTGATGAAACGGGTACAGGATCCCCAGGAATGTATAGTTATCATGCCGCTAGTGGATTTTCATTAACAACTTATGATAATGATCAAGATGCATATGGATCAGGAAACTGTTCAACCTTTTACAGTAATTCGGCATTCTGGTATGGAGCCTGTTGGAGTGGAAATGTTTGGGGTGGTGGTCCTAGTAATTATTACCAAGATGCTTATTATTGGGACGGCTCAGGAAATGATTATCACCAATATGGGGCAGTTTATATAAAGTAATATTATGAATATTCAATTAAAACCAATGAAATTAATTATCTCTAGAAATGGAGATACGTGGAATAAAGTAGTAGTTACTTTAGATGGTACTACTATTATAGAACAATTAGGACTTAAATTATTCCCTGAAATGATAAACAAAGAATATTTTGATGAATGGGAAACTCAATTAAAAATGAACCCAACACTTAATATAGTAGAAGTAGAAAGATTTATATAATATGCCAACATCAGTAGGACCAAACCCATCTTTAGATAGTAATATTGTATTTTCATACGATACAGGTGATACTTCAAATTCTTATCGTGGAGAACCTACTACAAACACTGTTGGTAATCTTAATAGTTTTAATCCTTTAGATTTATACACCTGGGCATCTTCTGGAAATACATCAACCTGGGGGAGAGACACCTCAGTTGCTCCTTCCCCAGTTAGAGGAATCCCTTTAAAAGAATATTCATTTGGAGCGGATTCATATAGTAGTACCTACAATAACCCAGGAAACAATATTTCAGCTGCTTCATCTGGTCAAACATGGACTGTAAGTGTATATGCATTAGCTAGGGCTGGAGTAAATCTACAAATTTGGATATTTGGAGCTAATAGTTCAGGGAATTATATTGAATTAGATGCTCGAAATTTTACAGCAACGGGCCAATGGCAACGTATCTCAATATCTATGACTTTTACTAATGGGTCAACAGCATATGTTCAAGCTCGTGTTGCTACATCAACAAATGGAGCTTTAATTTGGTGGGATGGACTTCAAGTAGAACAAAAATCTTATCCTACCCAATTCACAACAGGTACTCGCTCAGCAACTCAAGGCTTATTACCTTTAATTAGTAATACTTCTATAAATTTATCAACCGTATCATTTAATTCAAATGCTCAAATGTATTTTGATGGAACAGATGATTATGTAGATTTAGGAAGTTATTTATATAATATAAACACCACTACACTAAGTATTGAAATAGTTTTTAAAACTAACATAATCACCTCATCCGACAAAATATTATTAGGTTGGATGGAAGGAGAAACCCCACATGGTTATATTGTTTTAGGAAATTTTACAGGTTATTGGGGTAATGAAAGTATATCATTTTATAATGAAGGAAGTGGCACTACAAACCTATCATTTGCATATACAAATGGTTCCTCACTCCTTTCGGATATGAACTATCATCATGTAGTCTTTATATTACAAACAGGTAATTACCAAATATTTGTTGACGGAAACCAAGTTCCTGTTAATCCTAGTTTTAGAAATGGATCCCAATCAACAGTAATGCCCTCAAATTTATTTGGATATGGATCAAGCCCTTCCGTAGTTTTAGGTACAGGTAGTAACCCAAAAGGAGGATTTTTTAATGGAGAAATACCAATTACAAAAATATACAATGTAGCCCTTTCAGCAGACCAAGTCAAACAAAACTACCAACAATATAAATCACGTTTCAATTTAAGTTAAGATATGGCAGTAGCAAATGGATATGGAAAAGTAGTGACATCGGGTTCGGTGTTCATGTATGACACTGGAGATACTGTGAATTCGTATAAAGGAAAGCCTACTACTAATCGTTTTTCAACAGAAATAACTGACCCTACTTTAGATAGTTTAGCTATAGGAAATGGAGCTGGCTCAAACCCTCAACTAGGATCAGGAGGAACGTGTGCTGTAGCTTTATTTAATGGAGAAAAAGTTTTAGCAATTAACCGAGGCACTTCAAGTGGTGTATATTATGAAAACCGAGTATACTGGTCTATACCTTTAACAACTGGAAACTATTACTCATGGTCAGCTTGGGTGTATTCTACAGTTGCAGGCCCAACTTTACAGCTAGAGTATTATGGAGGCGACTACAACTGGGGTGTAGCCCAAAGTTATAACACACATACAGGTACAGGATGGGAAAGATTATATGCTTATGCTAATGCTGTTGCCTCTTCAAATACTCAAACCTATTGTTTTATTTATATAAATACTAATAACACTATTTACGTAAAAGATTTTCAACTAGAAAATCAAATATATCCAACCCAATTTACAACAGGTACTCGTTCAGCAACACAAGGTTTATTACCTATAGTAGGAAATTCAACTATAAATTTATCAAACGTATCATTTGATTCAAATGCTCAAATGTACTTTGATGGTACAGATGATTTTATTAATATACCATCATCAAATGTTTTTGATGTATCTGAAGTAACTGTTGAAGTTATTGTTAAACCATATGCAATAAGTCAAAACGGTTTTTGGTTTGAAAAAGGTGCAGTAAATACACAATATAGTTTATTCATGGAAGGTAGTAATATTGTTTGGAGGCAAGCCGGAAATAGCCAATATACACCTACTAATACTATGACAAACAATGCGTGGAATCATGTCGTTGGCACATTCAAATCAGGCCAAAGAATTACTTATGTAAATGGAACCGCTAAAACATCAGATTCACTTGTATATACTTTAAACACAAATCAAGGAAACCAATTTATAGGCTCTTATAATTCAGGAGGATATTATTTTAATGGAGCATTAGCAGTTGTAAAAGTATATAATCGAGCAATTACAGCAGCCGAAGTAACACAAAACTACAACAAATATAAAACACGTTTTAATTTACCATAATATTTATCATAGATGGATACATTCGAAAATAGAAGATGGTTGGTTCTACCTTCAAACCTTACAGGTTCTATAAACTTTAATCAAGTTTTGGAAGCTAGTATTGATACACTACGCTATAGTGTAGATAAAACAGAAACATTTGTGAAATATGACGTGACAGTAGTAACTGCAAGTTACACTGCTAGTTACTATGACCCGGAAACCCACCAAACAGAATCATACATTGTAGAAGCAGGAACATATGGTAGACCAGATATATATTCATCTGAATATCCTGAATATTTATACCAACCAATGCTGGATTTACTAGCAACACCATTTTGGACACAACCAATGCCAACAGGCTCAATAGAATAAAATATACTAAATGGCAGATATTATAATCACCCCCGGTTCCAGTTTGATGAGCTTTACAAGCTCATTGAATTATACACAAACTTTAGCCCAAGATGCATCTGGTTCACTCACGTTGCAGGGTTCGGGTTCAACTGGTAGAACCGATTTATTTACCGTTAATGGAAATAACGGTACGTTATTTTCTGTATCTGATGATTTATCAAATTCATTATTTTCAGTTAACACTATTGCAGGTTTACCTGTAATTGAAGCATTTGCAGACAATACTGTAGTAATGGGCCAATATGGTCAAAATGTATTGGTTGTAACTGGAAGTAATGTTGGGGTTGGTACTTCTAGTCCTAGTCAAAAACTTCATATATATGGCTCAGGTAACCAATTGTTATTTATTGAAAATTCTAGTACATATCATTTATATACTGGTCTTTCTTCAAACGTTGGGATTGTAGGTTCAAGCAATGCAACTCCTTTAAGCTTACAAACCAACGGAAATTCTAGATTATATATTGATACATCAGGTAACATAGGTATTGGTACTACTAACCCAGCACATAAATTTCATGTACAAGGTAGTAATTTAATGGCTACTTTTAGAAACTCTAGTACTTCTGCTGACCAAATCACCCAGTTAGAATTTATAGCAGGATCAAGAGATGCTTATATTTGGTTAGGAAACCAAAATACCACCAGCTGGGCCGGAGACGGAGGATTAAACATCTATACTGGCACAGGTAACATGGACTTTTGGACTGCTGCAACACAAAAGATGCGCATCACGTCGGCAGGCAACGTAGGTATTGGCACTACTAACCCAACACAAAAACTTCATGTTGTTGGTGCTATAAGAACACAAGGTGCAGAAGTATTAGTAAATACAAATCAATCGAGTATAGGTTGGGTTACAATTGAGCCTACGTCTGCAGTTGAAAGTCAAATAGCATTAAATGTAGTTAATTCTGCAGGTTCTTCATTTGCTTCAATTAGAGGTAATGGTAACGCATATTTTGCGGGTGCTGTAGGTATTGGCACAACTAGCCCGGGAAGAAAACTTGTAGTTACAGGAGCAGCCAACGATGAATGGATAGCTACATTTACAAATACAGGTACATCCCCATATGGTGTATATATAGACACATCAGCAAATTCAGGAACAAACTATTCTTTTGCTACATATACCAATGCAGGAACTGGATTTTTTATAAGAAATAATGGTCTCGTAGGTATTGGTACTACTAGCCCATCTTTAGATTCCGGTGGAACTGGATTAGATATTCTTAATGCTAGTTACACCCAACTTAGAGTAAGATCATCAGCCAATTCTGCAGGTATTGAATTTAAACCTGCCAGCGGTGATCGATGGGAAGTTCAGGCAAATAATTCAAATCAATGGTTTGTTTATAATAGAACTGATAGTGAGTATAGATTACTTATTGATGGTAGTGGTAATGTAGGTATTGGTACTACTAGTCCATCTAGTATATTACAATTAGGAGCCGGTTCATATACTGCAACAAATTCATCATATAATTCATTTAATGCTGGTTCATTTGGAGTATTATTTAGAGATGCTAATGATTCTTATATAGCTTTTAATACCATATATAGCCAATCTTCAGGTTGGGTTAATAAATACAGTTCATATAAATCTGCCATAATAAATTTCAATGATGGTAGATTAGATATTTCTACAGGTACTGGTACGACTGCTGGTGGTGCATCAAACTTATCTACTAAGTTAGTAATGACTAATGATGGTAACGTAGGTATTGGCACTACTAGCCCTGGATATAAACTTGATGTAAGTGGTGTAACAAGCACACAGGGTTTATATATACCTGGACTCTACACTTTTGGTCAATCTCAAAGTGGTATTGAAATGCAATTAACATCTACATCATACAATGCTATTAGATTCTATCAAGGTAGTGATTGGACAGGTGTAATTCATTCTTTCGGAAGAAGTTGGTCAGGCGGCGTATCTGTTGGTATGATTAATATTGAGGGATATAATGGCGTTTCAATAGGCGGATGGAATGCTCCAACAGCGTATTTTCTTTCATCTGGAAATGTAGGTATTGGCACTATTAACCCATCTTCAAAACTTCAAATTAACGCATCTACTTCAGATGGTATAATCTTAAGAACAACTTCAAATGCAGAACCATTTATTGCACTTCAAAGAAATAATGCAAGTAATGGTGTAGGTGTATTTAGGTTAGAAGATGGAGGTGCTCTATATTTTGATAATGGAGCAACAGGTGCTGCACAATCTACAAAAATGACCATTACCGGTGGTGGTAACGTAGGTATTGGTACTACTAACCCAGGATATAAATTAGAAATCAATGGTGGTGCTTCTGCAGCATCATATAGATTAGCTAATGGATTTACTATTTCACAAGGAAGTAGTAACTATGCTTCTATTAATTCTTGGATTTTCCTCCCAGGAAATCATGGCTTGTATGCATCACCTAACAATGCTCATATTTACCCTAATGATGCAACATATGGTGCTTGGAAAATAGTAGGTAGTAGAAACGGTTGGGGTGGTATTGAGTTTGAGGCTAATAATGGTAATGTATCATTAATGATAGACCCCGGTTCTAATACAACAGGATTCCATAATAATGCTTATGGTTGGCAATTTCGTTGGAATAACGGTACTCTTTATGTTGGTAAAAATAGTTATGGAGGTGGAACTGATGCAACTGTATGGGATTCATCTAATGCACCAAGAGCAAACTTTGATAATCTTATGTATTATCAAGGGTTTACATTGAATGCCGATACAATGGCAACAAACTCTACAGGATTTACTTATGCTGTAAACGCTCCTACAACAGGTCCTATTGCCAGATTTAGTACCGGTGGATCATATGATATGTGGCTCAACGGTTCATATGGAGATGGTAATAGTTTCTTCTTAAGAACTCGAAACGGTGATACGGGTACATTGAACCCATGGAGATCAATTGTTCACTCAGGTAACATTGCTAACCAAAGTGTTAGCTATGCTTCAAGTGCAGGAAATGCTGATACATTAGATAGCTTAAACTCTACAGATTTCATGAGAAATTATGGAATGATTGACAATACAGATGTATATGTTAATTTTAGAGTTATGCGCAACTCAAACTCAAGTGCATTAAATGATGGAATGTATATTGGGTATGATGGTACAGGCACACACCATTTAAGATTCTTTTCAGGAGGTAGCACTGAAAGAATGCGTATACAAGCATCTACAGGTAATGTAGGTATTGGCACAACCAGCCCTGCTTTTCCATTAGATGTAAATGGTTCTACTAACGTTAAAGGTAGTATTACAGGACAAGATAGTAGCGGTAATTATCGCTACGAATTTGCACCTGAATTAGCATATACCCGAGTTGGAGTGGGTGGTGTAGGGACATATAAAATAAACTCCGGAGCAGTCTCAACAACTAGCATGTTGCGAATAAAATCAAATTCTACTTCTGGATGGTTATCTTCTCAAGCAAATTATTTCAACGGTACAGTCATTTCAGATGGTTTATGTGCTGAGGCAATTTCTACTGTTGGTACATTATTATTTTTAACTACCGATGGAGAATGGGGTATTGCAGATGCGGATGTAGCCGCAAAATCAGTTACATTATTAGGTATTGCATTAAATTCCACATCAGGCATTGGTGAGACTGTTGATGTATTAATTGATGGTATTATTGCATTAAAAAGTAATCATGATCAAATTTCTATTCCTGCTTCACCTGGTGCACCACTATATGTAAGTACAAATGCAGGTAAGGTTACTGAAGTTGCACCTGCAGTTTCTGGAGACATAGTACGATTAGTTGGACATAATGTATGGAGTGCAACAAGCCCTCAAAATACAGCTATCATTAGATTCCAACCAGATAATACTTGGATAGAGTTATAATATGGCAATAGTTAACTTAAGCGGAGTATCATGGAGTTCTATTTCAAAAGTAAATGGAATTACTAAAGCATCCATTGCAAAAGTAAACGGAATATCAGCTGGACCGCCTATCCAAACGGCAACATTGAGTGCTACAAAATATGGATATTATACTGCGATAAGTACTACTAGTTGGACTACTGTTGTAAATGCACTTAGTTCGATTAATAATTCAACAACATTTTTAGCATTAAGCAGCGGTGCTTATCCTGCAAGAACAGGTACATCTTATACTAATACTAGAATTAATCTACAATTTAATTTAAGTAGTTATTCGGCATATACAATATTAAGTGCAAAATTAAAATTTAATGTAAATGGTATTGATACAGGTGCAACACCAAATGAAGTATATGTTTTGGATTTAGGCGGGAATACATTTGATTTCCCAACGTTAAATAATGCAAATTATTCTTTAGTATATCAACAAGGAAATCTTGATGAATATGCTACTGATACTATAAACAACACTGGATTATATGAATTAGGTTTAAGTTCTGCCGCCATTACTGTTGCTAATACACACCCTTCTGTATATAGTATGGCTTTACTTACTTACCAAGACCGTAATGATACAGCACCATCATTAAATACTCAATATGTAATATCAATTAATGGTACACCTGAATTAGAAATAACATATCAATAATGAAAAACACCACACTTGTATTCGAGCCACATCAAATTGCATTTTCATCAAGCATTGCAGTGTTTGACGTAGAACAAGTAATGATGGATTGGGAAGCACCATTAATGCAAGCCCATGCAGAAATTGTGTGTCACAATCAAGGTGATATATTAGAAGTTGGTTTTGGAATGGGTATTTCATCAACATATATCCAACAACTCAATCCTGCATCACATACTATTATAGAAATACATCCTGAAATATTTGCTCGTGCACAAGAATGGGCCACAGATAAACCTAATGTAAATTTAATATTTTCGGATTGGTATGATTGTGTAGATATATTATCAACATATGATGGAATATTTTTTGATACTTATGGTGATATCCATTATCAAGAATTTATTCAATATGTTCCCCAATTAATCAAACCAGGAGCAAAATTTACATGGTGGAATAATTTACCGGCTCAACAAAATGTATTTGATTTAACTGATGTAACTTATATCGAATATGAAGTTAATCCACCTCAAAATACTTATTTTAATTCCCAAAAATATTATCTTCCAGTACAAAACTTTTAATTTTCCCAAACCCTCATATATTTATAAACAAATAAAAATATTTAAAAATGGCTTTACAAGTAACAGGATCTTTTAGATTATCAAACGGTACATTTGCCGTTAACCCGGAAATTTTAATGTGCCCAAATCTTCCTTACCGTGACGTATTGAATTTGCAAGCACAAGTAGTATTAGTAACTTCTGGTAGTACACCAATGCCTGGCCCAATGAACCCAGGATACTACACAGTAGATAACCTTTATTACAACAACATGAACTTGGATATTTTACCAACTTCATCTTTGGAAAACCCATATTCTGCATTGATCGAATCTTTAGATCAATATGTAAAAGCAGATTTGGAAGAAAAACAACCAGATTGTATTTACAACGTTATCTAATTAATTTTAGATTTTTGTAAAAAATATTAGGCCCCGTAAAGGGGCCTTTATATAGTATATGTTAAACCTTAATAAATTAAATTTATGTCAATCGTTTCAGAAAAAAAGTTCTTAACAGAAGAAGAACAAGCAACCCTTAAAGAAATCCAACAAAAATCCCGTGCTCTAATTGGTGAGTTAGGTGAAATTGAACTAGTTAAACTTCAACTAGAAAAACGCCACGAAAGTGCTAAAACATTTTTAGAAGAATTGGGCGAACAAGAAAAAGAATTTACCAAAAATGTATTCGATACCTACGGTAAATGTACTATCGATCCAGAAACAGGCGAAATTACAGCTGCAGAGTAATCTAGTTGTAAATACACCATATTTATAATAAAATAATTTATTTACAATGGCAGAAACAATTGTCTCACCTGGTGTATTAGCAATAGAGAACGATCAATCATTTATCACTCAACAACCTGTACAAGCAGGTGCTGCTATCATTGGACCAACCGTTAAAGGTAAAGTAGGTATTCCTACCCTAGTAACTTCATACAGTGATTATTTAAATAAGTTTGGTGCTACTTTCCTAAGTGGAAGTAACACCTATACTTATTTTACTTCAATTGCAGCGTATAACTATTTCAATAATGGAGGTCCATCTCTTTTAGTTACACGTGTTGTAACAGGATCATTTACATCTGCTACTTCATCATTTATTTCTGCTTCTGCACACGGTGCTGGTGCTCCTTATAATACTAGCCCATTTGAATTGGCTACTATTTCAAAAGGTGAAATTATGAACAGTACTGGCCCTTCTGGAGCAGTAGGCACATTATTAAGTGGATCTTCAGAAAATTTTAGATGGCAAATTACCAACGCTAATACTAGCTCAGGTACATTTACATTATTACTTCGTCAAGGAAATGATAGTACAGTATTCCCTTCAATTGTAGAAACATGGGGTCCACTATCACTTGACCCATATTCACCAAATTACATTGAAAAAATAATTGGTAATCAAGTTGAAAATGTAGCATCCGATAATGGAGAATATTATATCCAAACTTCAGGAAGTTATGCAAATAATTCATCTTATGTTTATGTAAAAACTGTAAACCAACCAACACCAAATTATTTTGATAATGTTGGAAATCCAAAACCACAATATACTGGTTCAATTCCAATTAATGCAAGTGGTTCTTTTGGTGCCGCTACTGGTAAATTATTTTACGGTGGAGCTAACAAATATTATGAAAGTATAACCTCAGGAGATAACATTCAGGGTCTTTCAGCAAATGCTTATACTGAATCAATTTCATTATTAGCTAATAAGGATGCATTTAACTATAACTTACTAATTGCTCCTGGATTAATGTCTGATATAGCAGGTGGAGCTCCTGGAGCAATTACTTCTATGATCACAGTTGCTCAAAATAGAAGTGACATGATGGTAGTATTTGATTCCTCAAAATACAACACCCCAATAAATTCAGTACTTACAAATACCTCAGGATATGATACTTCATATGCTGCAACTTATTGGCCTTGGGTTAAAACAATAGACCCAAACACAGCAAATCAAGTTTGGGTACCTGCTTCTACTATGATTCCTGGAGTATATGCATTTAACGATAATGTTGCTGCTCCTTGGTTTGCACCTGCTGGTATTAATAGAGGATTAATTCCTGTTGCTACTCAAGTAGAACGTATATTAACTCAAGGTAATAGAGATACATTATATCAATCAAATGTAAACCCAATTGCTACTTTCCCAACAAATGGTGTAGTAGTATTTGGACAAAAAACATTACAGAAAAAATCAAGTTCTTTAGATCGCGTTAATGTACGTCGTTTATTGATCGAACTTAAAAACTATATCTCTCAAGTAGCTGATACGTTTGTATTTGAACAAAATAATGCTGTTACAAGAAATAACTTCTTATCCATTATCAACCCATATTTAGCATCTGTTCAACAACAACAAGGTTTAAATGCTTTTAGAGTTATAATGGATGAATCTAATAACCCACCTTCAGTTGTAGATAATAATCAAATGGTAGGTCAAATTTATCTACAACCTACTAGAACAGTTGAATATATCGTACTTGATTTCAATATATTACCTACTGGTGCAACATTTCCTGCTTAATAGCATATTTTAAGGGAATCTTAGATATTTATAATAAAAAAATACAATGGCAAATTTCACAACTTCTCCTGGAGTAGCAATTAGCGAAATAGACAACACATTCTTAACTGGACAACCAGTTCAAGCAGGTGCTGCTATTATAGGCCCAACAGTTAAAGGTCCTGTTGAAAAACCAACACTTGTAACCACTTATTCAGATTTCGTAATGATGTTTGGTGATACATTTGTTAGTGGTGGTAATTCTTATTCTTACTTAACTTCTATTGCTGCTTACAATTACTTTAATTATGGAGGAACTTCATTAATAGTTGCTCGTGTGACATCTGGTTCATACACTTCAGCAACAAGTAGTCTTATTCCAACAGGTTCTGCTGGACCTACATCTGGTTTATCACCATTTGTACTAGAAACTATTTCTGAAGGTGTTATTATGAACAATTCAGGTTCAACTACCAACAGTACTCTTATTTCTGGATCAGTTAATAATATTCGTTGGGAAATTACAAATCCAAATACAGGATCAGGTACATTTAATGTACTAATCAGACGTGGAAATGATAACGTAAATAATAAAGTTATTTTAGAATCTTGGAACAATGTAAATTTAGATCCAAATTCAACTCGTTATGTTGCCGCTGTAATTGGAGATCAAAAACTACAATACAATTCACAAACAAATCAAATGGAAGTATCTGGAAGTTATCCAAATATGTCCAAATATGTTCGTGTAAAAGAAGTAAATTATACTACACCTAATTACTTAAATGCTAACGGTGCTGTTGCTTCCCCACTATATAGTGGTTCTATTCCGGCTATTGGAAGTGGTTCACTTGATGGATGTTTTGCAGGTGCTACAGGAACAATATTATCTTCTTCAGCTATTAATTTCTATGATACTATAAACTCATCTAATACACAAGGGTTAGTAGGTAATGATTATAATAATATGATTGCACTTTTAGGTAATCCTGAAGCATATCAATTTAATCTTTTATTTACCCCAGGATTATTAAATGGTACTCATACAGCACAAGTTACTAACATCATTAATAATACAATTGCTAGAGGTGATAGTATGTATGTGGTAGATTTAGCAACATTTGATACTAATCTACAAGGTGTTGTAACACAAGCTCAAACCCGTGATACTTCATATGCCGCAGCATATTGGCCTTGGGTTCGTATCATTGACCCAGCAACAGGAAAACATGTTTGGGTACCAGCTTCAACTGTAATCCCAGGTGTATATGCATTTAACGATAGAGTATCTGCTCCATGGTTTGCTCCAGCAGGTATAAACCGCGGTGGATTAAACACAGTTCTTCAAGCTCAATATAAATTGACACAAGGTAATCGTGACACGTTGTATAGCAATAATATTAACCCTATCGCCACACTACCTCAACAAGGTGTTGTAGTATATGGTCAGAAAACATTACAAAAATCACAATCTGCTCTTGATCGTGTAAACGTACGTCGTTTAATGATTGAATTGAAATCATATATTCGCCAAATTGCAGATACAGTAGTGTTTGAACAAAATACAATTGCAACTAGAAATTCATTTATCGCAAGAGTAACTCCATTCTTAGAAGGAATCCAACAAAAACAAGGATTATACGCTTATAAAGTTGTTATGGATGATACAAACAACGGCCCAGCAGTAATTGATCAAAACCAATTAGTAGGTCAAATTTATATTCAACCAACACGTACAGCTGAATTTATCTCGTTAGATTTCATTTTAATGCCTACAGGAGCTGAATTCCCAGGATAAAAATTGAAAAATTAGATATTTATAATAAAATAAAAATAGAAAACAAATGGCAATTTTAAATCCAAACGAAATATTTTTCACAGCGTTTGAACCTAAACAAAGCAACCGTTTTATCCTTTATATGGATGGTGTTCCATCATATTTGGTAAAAGGAGTAGGAGCTGTATCTTTAACACAAACCGCAGTTCCTCTTAACCATATTAACGTTCAACGTTATGTAAAAGGAAAAACTATTTGGAACACAATCCAATTTACAATGTATGAGTCAATCACACCAAGTGGAGCTCAAGCAGTAATGGAATGGGTACGTTTAGGTCACGAATCTGTAACAGGTAGAGATGGATACTCTGATTTCTATAAAAAAGATATCACATTCAACGTAATCGGCCCTGTAGGTGATATCGTTTCTGAATGGATTATTAAAGGAGCTGTTATTACAGAAGTTAACTTCGGCGATTACAATTGGGATGATGATGGAACACCAGTAAATATCCAAGTAACTGTACAACCTGACTACTGTATCTTGAACTACTAATATTAGGTTAAACAATAGATATAAGAGCTCCAAAGAAATTTGGAGCTTTTATTTTCTTTTACTATATTTATAACCATATGAAACTAGACAACTTACGTACGTTAGTTAAAGAGGAGCTTAGCAAGCGACTAAATGAGGAATACCAAGACAAGTTCAAAATGGTAGGTATGCTCATTACCAACATTAAAAAGCGCCCTCAAAAAGAAATATTTTCTGATATTCGCTCAATCCCTGGTGTTACAGTAGCATCTGTAAAAGAACCTATGGAATATAGTGAACAAAATACAGAAAAATTTCAATCGATCATGACTGTAAAAGTTGATGGACATCCTTGGATTGCCTCTGGTGGTTTTGATCGTTCAAAAATGGAAGACATACGTAAAGCAATATTAAAAGTAGAAGGAGTATTATCATTTAATGTAAATTCTGATAATATTTCTGCTCTTTAATATATTTATATAAGACAACAAGTTATAATAAATAAAAATTATGAGTGAATTTAAATTACCAACTGAAATAGTTGAATTACCTTCTAAAGGTTTACTTTATCCTGAAGATTCTGAATTAGCAAAAGGTACTATTGAAATGAAATATATGACTGCTAAAGAAGAAGATATTCTTACCAATCAATCATATATTAAGAATGGTACAGTATTAGACAAATTAATGAAATCATTAATTGTATCAAAAATTAATTTTGATGAGTTATTAATAGGTGACAAAAATGCAATTATGGTTGCTTCTCGTATCCTAGGATATGGTTCAGAATATTCATTTGAATATAATGGTGAACCTCAAAATGTAGATTTGTCAACATTAGAAAATAAACCTTTGAAAGAAGAATTATTTACAAATCGTGTAAATGAATTTACTTTTACTCTCCCAAAATCAAGCAATACAGTTACATTTAAACTTTTAACCCATAAAGACGAACAAGATATTAATCGTGAGTTAGAAGGTTTAAAGAAAATTAATAAAGACGCATCACCAGAACTTACCACTCGATTAAAATATATGATTACCTCAGTTGAAGGAAATCGTGAAAAAAAAGATATTCGTAATTTTGTTGATAATTATTTATTAGCCCAAGATTCAAGAGCATTACGCGAATATGTTCGAGGAATTCAACCAGATGTTGATCTTACATTTTTTCCCAGCAACGGGAGCAATAGAGTCAATATCCCAATTGGGGTTAGCTTTTTTTGGCCTGACCTCTGATAACGCTCCCCAAGCTAGAGCTTCTTTATTTAATCAAATTCATCAAATAGTTTTTTACGGTAAAGGTGGATACGATTGGAATACTGTTTATAATATGCCTATTTGGCTTCGTCGTTGGACTTTTAATGAAATTAAAAAACATTATGAAGAAGAATCAGCAGTAGCCGAAGGAAAATCATCTTCTAGTGGAGGAAAACAAACAGTTATCAATTCCGATGGAACTATAAAAACCCCAGACTTACTTCAAAAAGCCCATAACACTAAAAAACCAGTTAAATATGGTTAAAAGTGTTGACTTTTAATATTTATAACAAAATATTTAGATGGCTAAAACACAAGGTCAACAAGATAATAGCTCTTTTAAAGAACAAAGAGATATTCTTAGGGAAATAAATAACGAAATAGGAAGACAAACTACTGCTATTGGCGAAGCTGCCAAGGCATATTCTACCTTACAAAGTGTTGCATTTAAATTACAAAATTCAGAAGAAGAAATTTCAAATCTGAATGAAAAACAACTTAAAGATCTTAAAGAAAAATCTCAAATAGCATTAAGAGAACTTAAATCTTCCGCTGACCAGCTAAAAAACAAACAAAATTTAACTTCAAAAGAAAGAGCTTTATTAAAAGCAGCAAAAGAAAAATTTGCTGTTGAAGAAGAATTTGTTAAAAAAGTTGAAGAAGAACTTGATACTTATGAAAAAGTTAACAAACAACTTGGTGTTGTTGGTGGAGTTTTAAAAGGAATATCTAAAATTCCGATATTAGGTGATGTATTTGATGCTAACCAAGCATTAGATGCCGCCCGAAAAAAAGTAAAAGAAACTGGTAGTGGTGTAAAAGGTATAGGGGCCGCTTTTGGAAACATGGGTTCCCAACTTTCCACAGGTTTACTTAACCCTGCTAATGTATTAACATCTGTTATAGGTACTATGGTTTCCGTTATTATGGAAGCTGATAAGGCTACAGGTGACATGGCCAAAGGAATGAATCTCACATATGACCAGGCAACCGGCGTACGTGATGAATTAAACCAAATAGCAGCACTTTCTGGAGATTCTGCATTAAATACTAGAGCACTCCAAGAATCACTTACTGCGGTTAATAGTGAATTAGGAACTGCTGGAAAACTATCAGAATCTGACTTAAAAACATTTACAAAGCTACGTGAACAAGCAGGTATGACCAATGAAGAAATATTGGACATGCAGAAATATTCAATGGCTACTGGTGGGAGTTTAAAAGAAAATGTTGAATCATTCCAGGCTTCTGCTAAAATAATGTCTTACCAAAAAGGTGTAGCATTAAATACTAAAAAACTTATGGCTGATATGGCTAATACTTCTAATCGAACCAAATTATCGATTCAAGGAGGTGCTGCTGGTTTAGCTAAAGCGGCGGTTGCTGCTAAATTAATGGGTGGAGATTTAGGTAAAGTAGCTGATATAGCAGATCAATTACTCAACTTTGAATCTTCCATTGAAAATGAACTCTCAGCTGAATTACTTTTAGGTAAAGATATTAATTTAGAAAAAGCAAGACAGGCTGCTTTAAATAATGATTTAGCAACAGTAGCCGAAGAAATAACCAAACAGGCGGGCTCAGCAGCAGAATTCAATCAAATGAATCGAATCCAACAGGAAGCTATGGCTAAAGCTGTTGGTATGACTGCTGATCAATTAGCAGACACACTTGTTGAACAAGAAGCATTAAAAGCAGTAGGTCATGCTCTAAATGAAGATGAACAAAAGGCATTTGAATCAGCTAAAGAAAAATATGGTTTAGAAAAAGCTTCTAAAATGCTCCAAGAAGGACAATTAGATGGTATGGTTGCTCAACAATCAAAACAAGAACAAATTTCTCAACAGTTAGAAAAAATCAAAGAAACATTTGTTACAATGGCTCCGGCTATTTTAGGAATGGTTGATGGATTAATAGGAATGTTAGATGTAGTAAATACTATATTAATGCCTGTTCGTTTATTGTTTGATTTTTTTGGATTTATAGGAAAAGGTATATCTAATCTTATAGGCCCTCTAGGTACTGTTGGAAAATTATTTAAAGGGATAGCATCCTTAGCTGTTGTATATGCTGCATATGCTGCATACGCCTCACTAGCCGCTATTCCTGTAGTAGGTGTTCCTTTAGGTTTAGCAGCATCAGCTGGTATATTAGCTGCTGGATTTGGTTTATTAGGATCCATTAAAGATGGAGCCATTAACCCAAAAGGTGGACTAATAGTTTCAGGAGAAAAAGGATCCATTCAATTAGATAAAGAAGATTCTATTTTAGCAGGCACTGATTTATTTGGAGGAAAAAAATCTTCAGATGGAGAAAATATAAATCCATCTTCTGTTGGAAATAAAACCCGATCAAGTGGAGGAAATATGGACACATCCGCTATTGTAAACGCACTCAGTGAATTACGACGTGATATAAATGCTTTAGCCAATCGCCCAATAAATGTATCCGTTGATCAGAAAAAATTAGTTGAAGCTACTTTTAGTGATCCTAATGCTGTAGGTGATGAAAGTAGAAAACCTAGTTACCGAATTTAATAATATTTAATATTTATAACAAAAATAAAATACTATGGGACTTTTAGACATGTTAACAAACCAAGGGTCAAATTTAAGCTCTTATGATGGGGCTAACCCACCTATTAATCCACTTGCAACTCAACAATCAAAATTACATGCTGATGGTGGTGCACCTGGATATTCATTAAATGGTGCTAATGCAAATTTAGTAACTACTCAATATAATGGGTATGAAGATGGTACTCCAAACCAAATTCCACTTCCTTCACAATTGGATTTAAACGGTAATACACCTGTACAATATTTGGATAATTTACCACAATAATTAAATAGATTATGCCTGTAGTATCTGCTCCCCAAGGTGGTCCTTCTACTAATCTACCTCCATCAAAAGATCAAAGTATCAGAGCTAGACTAGTAGAAAATGGATCTGCTTTTAGCTATAGCAACGGAGCCGATATAAACCCTAATCTTTTATCTACTAAACAATCCCCCTTACATTATAATGCCTCCAAGGACCAACCAGGATATTCAGTAACGGGAGAACAATTTTCTGAAGTTAATGAAGCAATGAATGCTTATCAAGATGGGGAAATTTCACCTCTTCCATTACCCTCACAACTAGATGTAAATGATCCAGTAACAGCTGATCCTGCATATAAATTAAAATATACTTCAACTCCTGGAAATGGGTATAAAAATCAAATATCATCTTTAGTTCAATAATATTATGGGTTCTTTTCTTGTTAAATTATTAACCGATCCTGAAGATTTTAAATTCTATTCAGGAAATGCCGAAGGGCAAGTAGGAAGTGTTTCTACTGTTACTTCTTTTGGCCAGAAAAGTATTCCTTTTGGAAATGATAGACCTGGTGGTGGATCAAGCAAGCAACCATATGTAAAAAATCCAATTAAAGAAGATTTTAAAAACCCTGCATTTTATAATGATTTTATTATTCGTGGGGGTATTTTATCTGCAACTTCAGCAGCTGAAGATGTTGTTAGATTAACAAAATATTTTTCAGATATTAGTAACCCTAGTGGTATTTTATTTGCTGCTAAACAAAATATTCTTTCTCGTGTTGGAGTCAAAACAGAAGCTAACCAACCAACCCCAGCATATTTAGGTGGAGCTTTAAATGAAGGAGTATATTTACCCACATCAACTTTAGCTCAAGCTTTAGTGGGTTTTGCTGGTACTACTTTAAATAAACAAGGTATTGATCCAACTGGATTAGTTCCTGGGTTAGCTATTAGAGATTATCAAACAGCTGTTTATAAAAGAAATCAAAATCAAACTATTGAATCATCTACTCCTAAATCGGTTCAAAGAAAAGTTGATAAGATTAATCAAAATATTCTTAAAAAATCCGAAGAACTCCAACAAACCCAAATATTATCAAGTAAACAAAACGCATATAATCCGGTTGTCCCTACACCATTAAACTTTAGTTTTTTAGGTAATGATAAAGTTGATCAACTTAATAATCAACTTAATGAAAAAGAACAAAAACAATATGAATCCGATGTTAAATGGGATCAAATAAAAGAAGAACGTCTTAAAAAAAGAGTAAATAATTTAGAAAGTGAATTAGAAACTTTACAAGAAGATCTAACTTCAATTATTGGAGGTACATTTTCAAACCGTCTCCTTAAATTATGGGATAAATTTGGACTTAACCCAGATAATGAAAAAGCAAGTAATGGTTCTGTATTATTATCTTATGGTGGAGGGCCTGGAAGTGCATTAGGTTTTTCAAGAACTAAAATTAAATTTGCAACTTCTAATGATGGTCAAACCCCATTAAGAACGGGATATGTTATGATTGATCCTTACGAAGGTACATATCGTAATCATTCCCCTGGAAATTTATTACAATATGGTTTAGACACATTATTTGATGGAAAACAACTCAAATCTAGTGTATATAGGCAATACCAGTCAAAGAAAAATCCTTCAATAACTGAAGAACAATATTTTGGTACTTCTACATACTTTGCAACATATGATGGAAAAGACAATATCCAACCTTGGCTTTTTCAACCTGTATACAATTCTTATTTTAGTACTTGGGATCAATCTCAATTTACAGCTCAACCTTTAAATACTGATGCCCAAACTAAAGAAGACTTTAGAAAATCCACCCCAACTTCCCCATCTTCAAATTCCTTCCTCACCTCAACCTCAGGATATACATTTAATCCTGAAACCCCAAAATCTGGTGACTTTGATCAACGATTTAACCTTACAGGAAAATCAGGATTTTCAGCAGGAAGTAATAAAAGAAATCGTTCTTTTCCATTAGAAGGTAGTATAGCTGAAGGTCAAGTTATATCTAAACCATTAGATTCGATTAATGCCTACCCTATTTACAAATCTGAATTTAAAGATGGATCCAGATATGGTAAACCAGGAATTGATGAATTAAATGATATAGTTGAATTTTCTATTGGTATATTAAATAATGATGATCAGAATAAACCTGTAAATGGAATAACAGGGCTTTCCTATAGAAAATACATGCATTTTAGAGCATTTATTGACACCTTTTCAGATTCATATGATGCTGAATGGAATGCTATAAGTTATATGGGTCGTGGAGAAAAATTTTATAAATATGGTGGTTTTGATAGAAAGATTCAAATGGGGTTTACTGTTGTAGCTTTATCTAAAGATGAATTAAATATAATGTATGACAAGTTAAATTTCCTTGCCTCCTCACTTGCTCCTGAGTATCTTGATAGTTTAACATCAGGCTATATGGCAGGAAACATTGCATATATTACTCTAGGAGACTACATAAATGACCAACCAGGAATTATTACTTCATTAACGTATGATATTCCTGAAGAATCCCCTTGGGAAATAAATAGAGATGCCTCTTTAGATCAAAATGGAAATGTAATAGGTGGTGTTAGACAATTACCTCATATGATTAAAGTCTCACTTAATTTTACTCCAATCCATAAATTTAGACCATCCAAACAAACCTGGAAGAATGACTTCACCCCAGCAGGAGAAGGTAAAGCTTTAAGCACAGTATTAGCCGACCCAGGTAATCAACGTTATATTGACCCTAATAATAATTTTAATGGTAGAAATACAGATGCAGGACTTGAAGAAGCTCGAATTGCCCTTCAAAATCAAATCCAAACAAATCAAATTGTTAGCGCACCTGTAGATCCATCTGTTACTTTAGGAGACCAATCAGGAGCAATTACTGGTCTTGGAGGAGGATCAGGTTTCATGAGTAATACAATACAACCATAACAATATGCCTAGATATACTCAAATACCTGTAGTAAAACCTACAAATGAAATATCTGATCAGGATAAAAAAAGAAGATATATAAATGTAAAATATCCTACAATCCCCCTTGATCCCCAAGACATTTATGTGTATACTACACAAGGTGATAGGTATGATGTTTTAGCTTTAAACTATTATAGAGATCCTGATCTTTGGTGGATTATTAATCGTGCTAATTCCAACCAAGATTCAGGCTCAATTTACCCTGCTATTGGAGCTCAAATCAGAATCCCTTCACCACTTAGACTACAAACAATATTAACGCAGTTTAATAATTTGAATCAAATAATATAAAGTTATGGCTATAGTAGGAGAAATATTACCTTCTTACACGATAAATCAAATTAATCGAAGACAAACACTTCACGGCAGTGGAGTAAATACAGAATTTAGAAGTGATAACCAATTGAATGTTTTAAATTCAAACACCTCTTGGATAAAATTAGCCTCAGGAATTTCTGTTACAGATGGTAAAAGATTAACAGATATTGGTTTTACTCAAACTGAAGTTGAAGATAATAAAGGATTAGGTTTAGCCAAAAGAAACATTTTATTTGGTGGAGCTGCATCCTTAGTAGATGTTAATGGAAGACCCTTTGATAAACTAAAACAACGTGATGGTTTTCTTCCACGTGAGTTTAACAGTTCTTATACTTATGGGTCATATGGTTTTTCACCAATGCCGGGTATTGAAAGTGCTGATATTAAAACTTTAAATAGAGGTTCCCTTAAAAAAGCCACAGTAAAACTTAAAGCAAATAACAGACAACAATTTGAAATTCTTGATTTGTTGTATATGCGTTTAGGTTATACCGTATTGCTTGAATGGGGAAATAGTTTATTTATAGACAATAAATATGGTCAAAAAACTGTTCTTCGTAGTACATTAATTGAAGATATGTTCTTTAATATAAAAGAAAGCAATGGATCGTATTTAGATATTCTTCCTAAAATAGAAGACAAACGAGCAGAATGGTCTGCAAATTATGATGGAATACTTGGTAAAGTATCTAATTTTAATTGGTCTTTTAATGTTGATGGTTCTTATGATATTGAATTAACTATTATTAGTTTAGGAGATATAATTGAATCATTAAAAACCAATCTATCAGTTGATAAAGGTACTTTAGAATTTATTAAAGTAACAAGTGCAACAGAACCAACCCAAAATACAGAAAATCCAGATGAATTACCACCAACTCCAGATGTTTTAGAAGAAAATAAATCTGCAAATACAATATCTTCCATGCTTTATGTTTGGAAATATTTAAATAATGATGCATATAGAGGAAATCTTATCACTATCACCCCAGCTGATGGAAGCCCCCCTTCAACCCCCGGTAGTTTTCTTGTCCCTGAAGCAGAAGAAGGAAATTCAAATGTAATAAATGCAGAAAATATAAATGTTGAATTTGTTATTACATATAATTCTAAAGAAGAGATTCAAGACGCAAAAGAAGAAACTGAAGCAAGAAATGAAAGATCTTACCAAGCAAAAAATACAAAATAATATTTAAGTTATGGCTGAAACAAAAACAATCCACCCTTTCACCCCAGATGAATGGAATAATGGGCAAGCTGCTTTTAAATATGCAAGAGAACTCAGAAAAAAGTATGAAGATAATGGATATACTGGTGTTAAGGTAACTTATAAACAATTAAAAAGCACCACTGCTAAAATTACCAATCCTATTAAAGATGCAGGCCCTAAAGATGCATGTCGTATTAATTCTAAACCAAAACAATTTTACCTTAGATTTGGTTACTTACTAGAATATATTAAAGAAAATGTTCTTCCTAGAATAAAAATTGGAGATGATCATGATTCGAATCCTCAAGTATTTGAAATAGATACTAATGAGTGGGAAACTTATATGTATTCTTTACCAAATCAAATATCATTAGATCCAAGAGTTTGTATTGTTAGAAATAGTAATTTTTATGCAGGCAATCCTGACAAAAACACTCAAGTTTATCCTGAACTTCCTTTTTTTAGAGAGATTGACAATGGAGAAAGTGATAACCCAAACTCAGCATATCCATTAAATATATTTTTAAATTTTGAATTTATATTAGAATGTTTAAAACCCGATGATAGAGGAGATGTTAATTTGTTTGAATTTATTTCTTCTATATGTACTGGATTAAATAAAGCTTTAGGTGGAATTAATAACCTAGAACCTATAATAGACGAATCTACTAATACTCTTCATATTGTAGATACTACCCCCATTCCTGGGCATTCTGATAAACCCACTACTAATTATACTCTTCAATTATATGGATATAATAAAAATGGAGATAATTACATTTCAAATTTTGTAAGAAATGTTGATTTAAAAACAGCAATCACTCCTGAATTTGCAACTATGGTTACAGTAGGTGCAACCGCTGGGGGATATGTTAAAGGAACTGAAGCAACTGCATTCTCAAAATGGAATGTAGGTTTACGAGATAGATTCAAAGAAAAATTCACCCCTGGTAATATTAATTCAGTTTCACCTGATGATAATGAAGCAGAAGTAAATTATGTTAGTGAATTTATTTCCGGAGGTTATATTACTCGTTATGGATTTACAGGTCTTAGTGGAAATTTTACTTTAAATACCGATGCTATAGAACGTAATTTATCTGTTGTAACTGAATACTACAAATATTTAATAGCAAAAGAAGCAGCAGATAATGATACTTCTGGTGGAACTATTGGGTTTATTCCATTTAAATTAAGTTTTACATTAGATGGAATTTCTGGATTTAAAATATATAATAAACTTGAAGTAAATACTGAATTTTTACCTAAAGTATATGGTACTAAATCTAGTTTTATTATAACTGGGATATCCCATAATTTAACTGGTAATGATTGGACTACCCAAGTAGAAACTACTTTAATTCCTAAACATGGAAAAAAATCCACTGCTAGAATTGATGTTTCTTCTATCCAAGAATCAGTTACAAGTGTTGGTAAAGGGACAACGAAAACCATTTCTTCTTGTAATGAACTCCCACCAGCTAAAGGAATGTCTAGTTCTGCTAAAGGTCTTATTAAAGCAACTTCAACAAAAGATAACACCCTTGTTCAAGCCATAGTCGATTACCTAGAAGGAGGATATTACCACCCAGCACACGCTTATGATTCAGATCCAAAATCTAAAACATATAAACAATTAAAAAGTTCTTTTGCAATCTATAAAAATTCCGGGGAAACTTTATATGGTATTGATAGATATGCAGGTAATACTGAAGGTTTAAGAAAAGGTCCTAAAAATGATACTGGTGTAGCTTTTTGGAATGCTGTAGATGCCATTTCTGGGTATGGGAATTATAAATCTACTGCTAGAGAAAATTCTACAGGTATGTGGAATGTTAATAAATTCCCAAGAGTAACAAATGGTTGGTCATGGAATTATATGCCTAAAAAATCTGATAAAGGATATGATACCCTTCAAAAGAACCTTCAAAAATATATAACTAACCAATATAACCAATTCTCCAAATCCTATTTCGGAAATCACCCAGTAGGGAAATTAGTAGAAAATGATGGTCGACTTAAATTTATGTATTATAGAGCAACTTGGAATGGTGTTGGTTTCTTCCAAAAATATGCTAATAACTTAAAATCTGTATATGATAGTGGGGTAAGAGATGTAGAAAAATTAATATGTGCTGATTTAACATATAGATATAACAAAAAATCAGCAGCATTTAAACCAGGAGTATCTAAAATGTCTTATATGATGGACTACAAAAAACCAAATAGTTAAAAATGTATTATCCAAAATCTCAAATAAAAACCAATTTATATACTAGTGGTAAAGAATTTACTAACTCTAGTACAAAAGAAGAATATATAGGATATTACTATGAAACTTCTACAGGACAACGATATACTGGAAAAACCCCACAAGATGGCCCTAATTCCCTCCTACAACTTCCAGATTCTTTTCCTAACCCATTAATAGAAAACCAATCTTTACCCCCTGAAGAAATTATTTCTTTACAATCAACGGATTATGTAGATCCTAATCCATTAAAAATCCGTGCTCTTCCGGTTTTTAACTCAACTCTTCCAACAGACCAAGATAAAGCAAATGGTCAATTTACTAGATATTTTTGTAAACGAAATAATGAAATAAAATATCTTGAAATAGATAAAGATACATATCAAAAACTTAAAAATAGAGACCAAAAAATTGCTTGGGATCTTTATACTCCGGTTATTGTATTATGGGTAATTCAAGGAAACCAAACCCAAGTATTTAATTCAAATAAAGCAACAGTACAATCTATTGAACAAAATCTTAAATGGCATGGATTCACTCAATATTTTCAAGACAAATTTCTAAAATATTACTTGGCTTCCTAAAAGACAATTAGTATCTTTACAGCATGTATTGGCTGATAGAAGATCCTAACCATATTGAATTACTCATAGACTTAAAACACCAAGATGTTTATGTTGAAGTAATCCCCACTTCCCACAACTTACACCCAGTTGAAAACGACATATGTGCTGTTTATCTTAGACCAAAAAGGGACACAAAAGGGTATATTATTCCAATCAACCATAGTGAGACAATAAACTCTACAATAGAACAAGTAGAAAAGGTACTAAACAGTATAGAAAGAATTTATGTAAGGGATAGAAAAGAGTTTTTACATTATTTTCCTATTAAGCACTGTTACCAACCCTCACCCTCCCCACATACGTATATACCTCAATTAACAACGGCTCACACGCAATTATACAGTAGGTATCCGCAAGTACCTAACTTAAACACTATTGTACCGATCGTAAAACATTATGAGATATGTGAACAAAATCATTCTAAGTTTAACGACATGAGAATGAATTCGTTTTACCAAAAGGCAGACTTAGTGTTCAATCAACTCGAACGAGCGGGTATCAAAGTGGACCCAATATTATTCGAGGAGTACTTCGATAAACAACCAAACGAGTTTATCTACACGCAATATAACCTAAACACATTAACAACAAGACCTTCAAATACCTTTGGAGGTATTAATTTTTCAGCCCTAAATAAAGAAAATGGAGAACGAAAATGTTTTATCCCGCGTAATGATAAGTTTATTGAAATGGATATTTCTGCTTATCACCCTACCCTTTTGGCTCATCTACTTAATTTCAATTTTGATAGCTCTGATATTCATGGGGAGTTTGCTAGGATGTATGATGTTGATTATGCCAAAGCAAAAGAGATCACGTTTAAGCAAATTTACGGAGGAGTTTGGAAAGAATATCAAAATTTGGAATTCTTCAAACGAGTAATAGCTTATACAGATAGATTGTGGGATGAATTCCAATATGGAGGAAAAATTATATGTCCACTTTCGGGTCATGAGTTTGTAAGAGTAGAGATGGATGAAATGAATCCACAAAAGCTTTTAAATTATGTACTCCAAAACTTGGAGACAGCAAATAATGTTAATATATTATATGATATATTTAGAGTATTACGCGGGAAAAATACTAAACTCGTGTTATATGTGTACGATTCGTTTTTATTTGATTATGACAAAGATGAACCTGACGTAATGCTTCAAATATTGGGAATATTTAATAAATATCAATTACAAGTTAAAACAAAAGACGGTAAAAATTACCACGAAATTCAATAAAAGTTATGTATAGTACTTTGGACCACCCTCGTCGTATGTATGATCAATATGATTATGATTTTACATTTGAAAATTTATTGATGAACAATAGACTGTTTTGTACGTTTACCGCGATTGAGGATTTAGAGGCGTTAGTTGGTGAACTAACAAGACGTTATTCCATCATGTATAATAAAATGTTTGTATTGCACGTTAAAAGCAACAACGAATATGTTATTACATATAACGTTGATCAAGGTAATGTAAACGATATCCCCGAAAACACAATTCTAGTACATAGAAAAAAAGAATCAAACACACTTTATACCATTAATGCTCTAAACGAGTTGATTAAAAAATTAAATGGTGGAGTGGTTGATATAAACTACACAGTAAACTGGCAGCACTACAGAAATTGTATTTTGCTTACCCAGCACAATGAAATCAAACAATTGAATACAAAGATTTTCAAGATAGTTGAAGTATAGTTTGGCTTACCCAATAAAGGTTATTATATTTAAGTTGTAAACAATAAAATAGTTATATTTATGAATCTAGATGCAATCAAGAAGAAACTTGAGTCGATGCAAAAACAACCCTCATCAGGTGGTGGCTCAAACAACCAAACAAAGCGCTTTAAGCCCCAAGTTGGTAAACAAACGGTTCGTGTTGTTCCTTTCAAATACAACAAAGAGTTTCCATTTACGGAAATGAAATTCTACTATGGTATTGGTAGTAAAAAAGTAATCGCTTCTCCATTGAATTGGGGTGAGAAAGATCCAATTGCAGAATTTGCAAAACAACTTCGTGGTACAAACGACAAAGAAAACTGGCGTTTGGCTAAGAAATTAGATCCGAAAGTTCGTATCTTTGCTCCTGTAATCGTTCGTGGACAAGAATCTGAAGGTGTTCACTTGTGGGAATTTGGTAAAGAAATTTACGAGGCATTCTTGCAAATGGCTGCTGATGAAGAAGTAGGCGATTTTACAGACATCATGACTGGTCGTGATATCAAATTGGTTACTGTAGGTCCTGAATCAACAGGTACTGTCTATAACAAGACAACAATTCAACCATCTATGAAAATGTCACCATTGTCTGAAGATGATAAAGAATTGGAATTGTGGTTGGATGATCAAGTAAACCCAAAAGAAATTTACAAACCACTTCCGTTTGATGATATCAAAGCTGCACTTCAAGAATGGTTAAACCCTGAAGAAGAAAAAGAGGAAGAATTTCCATCAGATGGTTTATTAACTGTAGAGGAAAAACCTCAAACAAACTATAGCTTGTCTGCTAAGCCAGCAGCTAAAAAATCAAAAGCAGAAGCATTTGATGATTTGTTTGAAGAGGATGATGATATGCCATTTTAATTTAGGTTAAAACATGGCTAAAGGAAGAAAATCACTAACTGAGGCGGCCGACAAGGAATTGAAAACCGCCTTCAGTTTAGACAAATTTAAAGCAAATAAGGGTTTAGCGTCAAACGTTAAATTCAAGGAGCAAAAATGGATTCCATTTTCTCCGGCTTTACAAGAAGCACTATCCATTCCTGGTATTCCTATGGGTCATAATTCAATGGTTCGAGGAAAATCAAACACTGGAAAATCTACTATGACCATTGAGGTAGCAGTTAATGCTCAAAAAATGGGAGTTTTACCTGTATTGATTATTACCGAAATGAAACATGACTGGAACCACTGGAAAACAATGGGTTTTGAAATGGAAGATGTAGTTGATGAAGAAACAGGTGAAATTTTAGATCAAACAGGTTTCTTTATTTATCGAGATAGAAGTTCATTAAATTCAATTGAAGATATCGCATCATTTATTATCGATCTACTTACAGAACAAAAGAAAGGTAACCTACCATACGATCTACTCTTTATCTGGGACTCAGTTGGTTCAATTCCATGTCAAATGTCAATTGAGCAAGGTAAAAATAACCCAATGTGGAACGCAGGAGCTATTGCAACTCAATTCGGAAACTTTATCAATCAACAAATTGTAATGTCTCGTAAGGAAAGCTCAAAATACACGAATACCTTGTTTATTGTAAACAAAGTAGGTGTTGCTCCGGCTCTAACTCCAATGTCACAACCTAGAATGACAAACAAAGGTGGAGATACGTTTTATTATGATGTTTCATTGTGTTTAACTTTTGGAAACGTTACAAATGCTGGTACTTCTAAACTTAACGCTGTTAAAGACAAGAAGAAAGTTGAATTTGCATTGCGTACAAAAATTGCTTGTGATAAAAACCACATTAACGGAATCACTACAATGGGTACTATTGTTTCTACAGTACACGGGTTTATTAAAGATGACCCAAATGCTATCAAGAAATATAAAGATGCACACGTAAGTGAATGGGCCGATATTTTAGGTCAAGGTACATACACTGTACAAGAAGACAATAGTGAATGGGACGAAAAAGCACCTACACCAGACTTATTTGAAAACGAAGATTAATATGAAGAAAGACCTCTTAAACCTCTTAAACAACATACAAGAACACGGTGAAGAAACCCCTCAATCAGAGCGCTACTTGCTCATAGATGGACTTAATCTCTTCTTTCGAAATTTTAGTGCAATTAATGCAGTTAACTCAAACGGAGTCCATATTGGAGGTTTAGGAGGATTTTTTCGATCTTTGGGAGCTTTAATTCGCACTATCCAACCTACACAAGTTTATGTAGTGTTTGATGGTGTGGGTTCCTCCAACAACAGAAAAAACATTATTCCCGAATATAAATCAAACAGAAATATTACTCGAGTAACTAAACATGAGTTGTTTGATAATTTAGAGGAAGAAGATGATTCAAAGGTAGATCAAATTGTTCGAATCATTCAATATTTGAAAACACTACCTGTTAAAACAGTATCGTTACCTGGAGTAGAAGCAGATGATATTATCGCTTACTTAAGTGATATTTTACCTACAAAACCAGAAGACAGAGCATTCATAGTATCCAGTGATAAAGATTATTTACAGTTGGTAACCGAAAAAGTAATCGTTTATCGTCCAATTGAAAAAGAATATTACACAACAGATACTGTAAAAGAAAAATTTAATGTAACACCAAACAACTTCTTACTTTATAAGTTGTTAATGGGTGATAGCTCTGATGGTGTAACAGGTATTAAAGGATTAGGGGCTAAAGGATTATTCAAGAAATTCCCCGAACTATCAACAAGAGATCTATCATTTGATGATTTGATCGATATTGCTGAAGCAAAACTAAAAGAACACGTTGTGTATGCAAGAGTACTACATGATGTGGATCTATTAGAGGATAAGTATAGAGTTATGGATTTATCCAATCCTATGATGAGTGATAAAGACAAAATGTTTATAGACAAGTTTGTTGAGCATACTCACCTAAACTTTTTCCCACACACATTCGTTGAAATGTGTAATGAAGATCAACTTGGAAACTTAATTCGAAATACTGAATTCTGGGTTCAAGATATCTTTAAAGATTTGTTGGAAAACCAACAATAAGTTATTATATTTAAATAAAAGTTATAGCAAATGACATTACAATCAATTGATGAATACGGACCATCATTCCAGATGAAAGTGATATCTTCTTTATTGACACATAAAGAATTCTTACAAAACATAAACGACGTACTAAGTGATGAATACTTTAGTAATCCGGCTCATAAATGGGTTATAAATGAGATTATCAAGTACTACGAAAAATACCATACAACCATTTCAATGGACATTTTAAAAGTTGAAATGAAAAAATTGGACAATGAAGTACTTAAAGTATCCGTTAAAGAACAATTACGTGAAGCTTATAAAGCTGATATTGAAGATTTAGCTTATGTACAAGAAGAGTTCTCTACATTCTGTAAAAATCAACAGCTAAAGAAAGCATTATTAAATAGTGTTGACTTGTTAAAAGCAGGCGATTATGACTCAATCAAATATATGATTGAATCAGCAATGAAAGCAGGACAAGATAAAAACATTGGCCACGAATATAAAAAAGATACCGAATCACGTTACCGTGAAGATCATAGAAAAATTGTTCCTACACCATGGACTGAAATTAATGAATTGGTTCAAGGTGGTTTAGGTAATGGAGATTTAGGATTGATTTTTGGTAATCCTGGTGGAGGTAAATCTTGGACATTAGTTGCTTTAGGTGGTTTTGCAGTTCAAATGGGTTATAATGTCATTCACTATACTTTAGAGTTAAGTGAAGCTTATACTGGAAGACGATATGACGCTTTCTTTACTGGTACACCTGTTGACCAATTAGAAAAACATAAAGAACACGTAGAAGCATTAACAGCTGAATTACCAGGTGAGTTAATTATTCGTGAATTTCCTATGGGAAAAACCACAATTGGTACCATAGAAGCGCACATCCAAAAAGTAAGAGACTTAGGAATTGAACCAGATCTTATCATCATAGATTACATTGATCTTCTTTCAACAAGAAAAAGAAATGTTGACCGTAAGGGAGAAATTGATGATATTTATACTAGCACCAAGGGATTAGCTCGCGAATTAAACATACCAATCTGGTCAGTTTCGCAAGTAAATCGCGCGGGAGCCAAAGATGACATCATTGAAGGCGATAAAGCCGCTGGTAGTTACGATAAAATGATGATTACCGACCTTTCAATGTCGTTGTCAAGAAAAAAAGAAGATAAAGTTAACGGAACTGGACGTCTCCATATTATGAAAAACAGATATGGGATGGACGGTTTGACTTTTCAAGTAGATGTTAACACATCAAATGGCCACATTGCAATTGGAAGTCATTACGATGAAGAAGCAGATACAGTTACACCAAAAAAACAGTCAAACGATAACTTTGACGATTTAGATAAAAGAATGTTGGCAAATAAATTTTTTGAATTAAACGCATGATTACAGAACTTAGACCCCATTACAAACCATTCGAATATCAAACAGCATTCGAATTTTACAAAGATCAACACAGAGCCCATTGGCTAGCAGACGAAGTTCCATTATCATCAGACTTAAATGACTGGAAGCTTAAATTAAGTGAATCAGAAAAAAATCTAATCGGTAATATCTTGAAATCGTTTGCTCAAACAGAAACGTATGTAAACGATTATTGGGCAACAAAGGTGGCAGTATGGTTTCCTAAGCATGAAATCAAAGCTATGGCGTGTGCATTCGCTGATTTCGAATCAATCCATGCTGAAGCTTATGCTCGTTTAAATGAAGAACTTGGATTAGATGATTTTGAGGCATTCATGGAAGATGAGGAAGCAAAAGCTAAAATTGATCGTTTAGTTGAATTGCCTGGAGATACATTACGTGAAAAAGCACTTTCATTAGCTATATTCTCTGCGTTCACTGAAGGTGTAAATTTATTTTCATCATTCGCTATTTTAATGTCTTTCCAACTACGTAACTTGATGAAAGGTACTGGACAGATTGTAGAATGGTCTGTACGTGATGAATCACTTCACTCAAAAGCAGGATGCTGGTTATTCAGAACAATGATGGAAGAAATGCCTGAATTGCAAAGTGGAATGGAAGCCCAAATATATGATGCTTGTGACTTATCAGTTAAACTAGAATTTGACTTTATTGACAAAGCATTTGAAATGGGTGAAATTGAAGGATTGAATAAAGATCAATTGAAAAACTTCATCAAAGAACGTGCTAATCAAAAATTAATTGAATTAGGTTATAATCCTTTGTATAATGATATTGATCCAAATCTTTTGAAATCAATGGAATGGTTCGGACATTTAACAAGTGGTAAAACACACCAAGACTTCTTCGCAGGAAGAGTAACAGATTATTCAAAATCAACCGCTGACTGGAGCGATTTATAAAAACAACAAATGAGCAAATTAAACGTAGACACAAGTAAATGGGTGAAGGGTAAAGACTACCCTGAATGGATGGATGAGATTGGTACTTCTATCATCTCACAAGGATACTTACTCCCAGAAGAAAATGTATTTAAAGCATTTAATCGAGTAAGTAAAGCAGCGGGGCGTAGACTAAAACGTAAAGATTTAGTACCGTTCTTCTTTGAAGCAATGGAAAAAAATTGGTTGTGTCTTGCATCTCCGGTTTTATCAAATTTAGGTACTGAACGTGGTATGCCAATTTCATGTTTTGGAATCGATACAGACGATTCAATTGAAGGAATTGCATTAGCAAACTCTGAGTTGATGCGTTTATCATCTCAAGGTGGAGGTGTTGGTATCGGTTTAGCTCGTATTAGAGGTAGAGGTAAAGAAATTGCAGGTAATGGAGTATCTGAGGGTGTAGTTCCATGGGCTAAGATCTATGATTCAACTATCCTAGCAACAAACCAAGGTTCAGTTAGACGAGGTGCAGCATCTGTAAACCTACACATTAACCATCCAGATATTGAAGAATTTTTGATGATTCGTCGTCCAAAAGGAGATGTTAATCGCCAATGTTTGAACTTGCACCAATGTGTAGTTATTGATGATGATTTCATGAATAAACTAGAGGATAAAGAACCACGTGCTTTGCGTTTGTGGGGAGAAATCCTTAAAACACGTTTGGAAACAGGTGAACCTTACATCATGTTTGAAGATAATGTAAACAACAACAACCCTCAAGCATACAAAAACAATAACTTGCACGTTTCAATGACAAATATTTGTTCTGAAATTGCACTTTATACAGACCCATTACACTCATTTATTTGCTGTTTATCTTCATTGAATTTAGCACGTTGGGACGAATGGAAAGACTATAAATTCGAAAATGGTATGACTTTACCTGAGTTATCATGTTGGTTCTTAGAAGGTGTACTACAAGAATTTATTGATAGAGCAAAGAATGTTAAATTCATGGAAAACACTTATCGTTCAGCTATTAAAGGTAGAGCAATTGGTATTGGTGTTTTAGGATGGCATACATTCCTACAAGAAAAAGGCATTCCGTTTGCAGGTTTACAAGCAAATTCTTACACTCGAATCATGTCTCAATTTATTGAGGAAGGAGCCTTAAAAGCATCTCGTGATCAAGCAAAAGAATATGGAGAACCAGAATGGTGTAAAGGAACAGGCTTGAGACATACACACCATTTAGCAATTGCACCAACAGTATCAAATGCTAATATTTCAGGTGGTGTTTCACCTTCAATTGAACCAATCCCTGCAAATGTATTTAACTTGAAAACATCTAAAGGTACATTTATCAAGAAAAATCCAACATTGGAGCGTTTACTTGAATCTAAAGGATTTAACATCGATAGTATTTGGGAACAAATTGCTAAAGATAAAGGTTCAGTAATGGGATTACCTGATCATATTTTATCGGATGAAGAAAAAGAAATATTCTTGACATTCAAAGAAATTAATCCATATGAAGTTATTCGTCAAAATGGTATTCGTCAAAAACATATTGATCAAGCAATTTCACTTAACTTAACATTTGATCCATCTGACTCACCTAAATACATTAGTGAGGTACACAAATTAGCTTGGAGAGAAGGCATCAAAACGTTATACTACATGCGTTCAGAAAGTATTTTAAGAGGAGATAATCTTCAACGTACTGCTGATTGTATTAGTTGCGAAGGATAGCATATGTATAAGGGTAAATAGGTTTTTTAAATTGTTTTTTTTTGTTAAACTAACTAAAACTAAAATGAAAAACCTATTATTGCCTTTGTTACTTACATTAGTAACATTTAATTTATTTGGACAAGTACCAGTAGCACCAGGAAATGGTATCTACGGGTTAATTGCCGACCAGTATCAAGTAGGACCAACTGCTCAAGGTACTACACTAGCAAAAATCACCTTACAAAACACCACATTAACGAAGTTCACAGCAACTCAGTTTCGTGTGTTTTATGACAAAATTGCATTTACAAATGCAACGGTTGCATTGATTGGTTCTACAACAAACCTTGATATGCAGTATATAACTAATGCAGCTAACGGTTACATTACTATTACTCTTACATACACAGGTGGTTCTCCAACATACACATTAGCTGGTGGAGAAAGATTTGCAATTACATTTACACACGCTGCTCCTGCTGTATTCAACAACTTAGTATCAATTACTCCATTAACTTGGACAGGTACTCAAACATTTTCACCTTATGCATCAACTAATGCTGGTTTAGATACTACTTTAAACTTACACAGTTATGGTGGTGTATTTACTTTACCTACATTTACATTTGCTGGTACATTTACAAACGTAACAGGTACTGGAGCTAAAGACTTACCATTAGCCCTCCAAACACGCCCTGCAGGTGGTTCTACTTGGACACAACATTCAGCTTATACAACAGACAACTCAGGTAACTTTACATTTACAGTTAACTTAGATACAACTTATTGGGATGTTCGTTTAGCCATCCAAGGTGATACAATGGCAACTGGAAATATCATTTCAGCAACAGATGCCCAATTAATTAACCAATGGGTACTTGGAAATGGTACTATGACAGGATTTGATTTTTACCATGCTGATGTAAACGGTTCAGGTAACATTACAATTACAGATGCTTACGGTGTATTTGGACGTGTAGCAGGTAACTTTACACAATGGCCAAACAACGTTAAAGATGTTAAATTCTTTACCGCAACTGAATTCTCTACAATTGATGGTTCATCTACAAACTTGATGGCTTCAATCCCAGGTGTAACCAATTTCAACTACGAAATCATAGCAGGTCAACCTTCAACAGTAACTTTCTATGTATTGGCTCCTGGAGATGCTAACGAAACAGGATACCATATGGCTCGTATGACACCAATTGAATTATTGATCGATCCTACACCAGGTGTTGAATCTCAAATCTACCACGTAATTGATCATACAGTAGAATATGATTTCCCAACTTCTCAAATTGAAGTGAATGTACCAAGATTGTCTGTTGAAGCAGGCAACTTGGTAAACATTCCTGTAAAAGTGTTAACTGGTGGTACTGAATTGAATTCTTTACAATTTGGTTTACAATACGATACAGATGTATTGGAATTCAAAAGTATCTATTCTACTTCAAACGCTATGAAATGGTTAACATATGTTAACGTTTTAAACGGAGAAATTAATTGGGGTGGATATGATCCTTCAGTTAACGAAAACTTACTATCAAACGAAGATGAAGTGATTACTTTGCAATTTTTAGCTAAACAACCACAGGACGAATGGCTTGAAAGTCCGCTTTGGACAACGCGTAAATTTGCAGGTAATGCATCCTCAAAAGACCTTGAAATCACACCAACAAATGGTATTTTACAAGTATTAAAATCTACAGTAGGTGATGTAATCAACCCAAATTCAATTTTAATTTTCCCTAACCCAGCTACAGAAGATGTTACAATTACATTCAACGTAACTACAACAACAGATGCTCATTTAGGAATTTATGATATTCAAGGTAGAAAAGTAGTTGCCATTTTAGATGGTCAATTACCTGAAGGGCAATATTCATATTCAAAAGATCTAGGCAAATTAGCTCCTGGAGTTTATATAGTAAATTTATCTTTAGACACAGAAGCACCTATTTATAATAAATTAATTAAACAATAAGCTATGTCAGAAGAAACAAATGATGGCACTTGGTCAGGCCTTAGAAAGACCATTGTAGGAACATTAAGTACAGTTGTAGCAGGTGGAGGCACCTGGTTAGGAGTTACTTTATTTGGAGGTCACGAAGAAGAACCTAAAGAAGAAACAAAAACAGAAGCAGCAGCTCCTGCTCCTGTAGTTGTAAACGTACAACAAACTCAAGACAATAAACAAAAGGTTGAAAACGGAGGACCTACAGTTATCCGTGAGCGTGTAGTTGAAAAACCAACTCAACCCGCTGCTCCTGTTGCTAAACCACAAGAAGAATCATGGTAAGATTTTTACCTATATTATTGATGCTAGGGCTGTTTTCTTGTAAGACAGCCCAAGCTCAAGTTGGTTCGGTTAAAACCGAACAATACCAAGCTGAGTTTGAAAAAAAACAAAGCATTGAAGCAGTAGCTGATTATGATGGTTCTGTCCAAATTCCAATTCAAATATTAAAAATTGGAATTAACGAAGAACTATATGAAATGTATCCTGAATTAAAGGATAAACGTGTTGGATTAGGTGTTACAAACATTGTTTTAGAATATTTAGAGTATACTA